TTAAGAGATTATCTGAATCTATTGACCAAGAAGTAACTTCTGAGAAATTCATTACGAGATATTCTAAGGCCGAATTAATCGGTAAAACTAATAAGAGAAATTTAGTTTTTGAGGTTAATGGTAAACAATTTAAAATCACACCTGACGGAGCGATTCTATGAGTTATCTAATTTATATAAATGGTTTAGGACCTAATTATAAAGGTGATAATATATACGAATTTATCTTTTCAGATACAATAACCGATATATGGGGAGAGGGATGGGAGTCAAAACCGTCTAACGGTAATCCATCCGCTCCCGATATAGAATTTATACAGAAAGTCGGAACTCTAAAAAGTGCGGATATTAAGTTATCCCTAATTCAGGATTCTGACTTTTTTTCTATGATAGATTCTATTGATGATGTAATTGCGTTAGGTTGGGAGTCGGAAGATTCTGATACTAATTTTGAAACTGAAAAAAGATTGGTTTTTAGATTTGGTGAGGATGAAAAAACAATAAAAGAAAAACTATATGAAAGAGATATAGTTTTAGAATTTGAAAAAAAAGTAGTTTATGAAAACTGATAACGCAGCATTTAAATTAATGGATATGGGATTTAAAGCCGAAACATTAGCAAGTTTAACTGAATCACAATTGGTTAAACTTTATAAGAAATTGAATGAGGGTAACGAAGAAACTAAGGAACAAGTTACACCCGTTACAAAAACATCCCTTAAAATAGGAACTAGCGGAGGTTCTCTACCACCAAACCCAAAAGGTTACAACGTAAGTAAAACCACAACAGGTGAAGTTATGGCAACTCCAAAGGAAAGTGAAATGAAAGAGGGTAAAAAGAAATCCAAAAAATATAATCCTTGGGCTATTTGTACTTCTACAGTTGGTAGAGAGGATAAGAAAAAATATGAAAGATGTGTTATGGATATTAAAAAATCTGTAAAAGAAGGAAGAGACCCATCTGAGTTGTTTTTAGAAAATAAAATCGTATCTTTACTGGAAAGAAATATCCAACCGAAAATTAGTAAAAAAGAATTCTTAGATATGATTAAAGAATCCGAAACTCAAACTCCAGTTAAACCAAAAGTACCTACGGTAAAACCGGGAGAAACTACCAAAAAACCATCAACACCATATAGTCCAAAACCGGGAGTTAAACCCGCACCTAAGGCTAAGGTGGAAACTAAAGAACAAAGTAGTCCAACCATCGCACCACCAAAAGAAAAGGAAAAAACAAAAACACCTTCAACACCATATAAACCTAAACCCGGAGTTAAACCAGCACCTAAAGCGGGTAAAAAATCGGTACCATCTTGGTTAAGTTGGGGTAAATTAGGAATTAATATTTAAGTAAAATTATATTTCAAATGGCAAAGAATAGAAAAAATATCAGCGAAGCACCAATAGATTACGAAGGACCTGAAAGAATGGATCCAAGTATTGAGCGTAAAATTACATCTAAAACGACTCCTTACGCTGAACATCCTGGGTTACCTAAAATGGATAGAGATTTCGTTGAGGTTATTTCATCTGAAAGATTTAAAAATTCAGTTAATAACGTTAGAAGATATTTGGGAGATACAACTAAGATACAAGGTGGTCCTCAACAAGTTATGATGTCACTTATGTCATCAGCAATGCAGTTGTTTGGTAAAATTGGCCAGATTGAAAGTCGTAACAAAGAGTATCTTGAGAATTTAGCGGTTGAGTTGGTTAAAAAAGAAATGTCAATTCCCGAAGGGGCAATGCAGTTTGACGCAAAACTTATTCACGGTGGTATGTCATCGGCTGAAGGTATGAGAGGTGAATCCGAAGAACCTACGGCAGAAGAAGTAAAAGACGCATTTGCATCGGCTGATGAACATCAGGATGAGTTAGAGGCTTTTATGGATTCTTTTGAGAAGTTTAATCAAGAAAAAGCCAAGCGTAGATTTATTAACGCTTTAATCGGTGGGGCGGCTAAAAAAGGACATTATATGTTTGAATTGGTTGCCGATGAACTTGAGAATATTAATCCTGAACTTGTTAGGATTTATGGTATGTCACAAGCGTTGTTAGACCATTTATATTGGATTTATCCTGAGCAAATGGTGTCAAGTATGGCAGCATCGGGTGAAGGTCAAGTAGGTCAATCAGAAGTTGATACAGAAACAGACCCACCAACAGTAATCGCAAGAGGGGCTTCTTTCCCCGTGTTAATTCACGAATTGGTTAAAGGTGTATATGAGATTTTCGGAACTCACGGATTACCTGATGACCCTCGTCAAGCCGAAATGGTAATTGCGAGTGAAGATACATTACCCGCAGAGATATGGGATTTAAGATTAGGACCTATTTTTTGGGAGAAATTCTTGGCGGCATATCCTGATGAAATTTTTGAGGAGGACAAACGTCATATTCAACATTATCTGTTTATGAGATTTTCATCTTTATCACCGGAACAATTCTTTAAATTATCTAAATTTATTTTATCTGGTAATCCTAAAGGAAAACAGGTATTACAAAGAATGGTTGATGAAATAGTTGAGGAATTAAAGAAACAAGATTTTGATTCTCAATTCGGAGATAGTGATGAGGATGAAGATGAAGATTACGAAGGTCCTTCTTTGAGTGATCTTGGAATCTAATTTATGCAAAATATAACAAAGGAACAAGTTTTAATAGAATATGTTAAGTGTATGAGGGACACCCCTTACGCACTTAAAACGTATTTACAGACGTATGATAATACGGTATCTAGATTTGTTCCTTTGGAGTTATTTCCCGACCAAATATCCCTACTTGACGATTACGAGAATAACAATGAGAATATTGCCTTAAAGTATAGACAGGCAGGTGTATCCACCGTAACTGCCGCTTGGGCATCTAAGAAAATAGCCTTCGCAAAAAAACAAACCCCTGAGAAGATTCTAATTATTGCCAATAAATTGGACACCGCCCAAGAGATGGCTAACAAAGTTAGAGGGTTTATTGAACAATGGCCGTCTTGGGTTGATATTGGATTTGCGAAAGAAAAGAATTCACAAAGACATTATAAATTAACAAACGGTTGTGAGGTGAAAGCGGTAGCAACATCTAAGGATGCGTTACGTGGATATACCCCAACAATATTAATATTTGATGAGGCAGCTTACATTGAAGCGGATGCGGACTTTTGGTCAGCCTGTATGGCTTCACTATCTACGGGTGGTAAAGTTATTGTAATCTCAACACCAAACGGTTATGACCCCATTTATTATGAAATCTATGATCAGGCTCTAAGAGCAATGAACGATTTCAAAATATCTGAAATGTTTTGGTATAGAGACCCAAGATATACTAAAGATATGTTCTTGGTTAAAACAGATGATATTATTCACTACCTGTTAAATAAAGAACAATACCCATCCGATGCGGTGGTAAAGATAGAACATTACCAACCAAATAATGGTGACCACGAAAAACTAAAACCTTATTTTAAAGATGGATTTAAACCTTGTTCTTCTTGGTTTGAATCAATGGTTAAGAAGTTAAAATACGATAAGAGAAAAGTTTCTCAGGAATTGGAGTGTAACTTCCTCGGATCTGGTGATAATGTGTTTGATTCAAAGACACTTACCAAGATTCGTGAGAATACTATTTCTGAACCCACAAATAAGATGATGGCAAACTCCTTATGGATATGGAAAGAACCTGTAATTGGTCACAAATACATTATGGGGATTGACGTATCGAGAGGGGATAGTGAGGATTACTCAACATTCCAAATTATAGATTTTGACGAGAGGGAACAAGTTGCCGAATATGTTGGTAAGATACCACCGGATATTATGGCAGATATTGCGTTTAAATGGGCTAATATGTATTCTTGTTTTGTTGTTATTGATATAACAGGGGGAATGGGAGTATCCACCGCTAGGAAAATGCAGGAGTTGGGGTACAGAGATTTATATGTTGATGGTGTTGATTACCAAAACAAATGGAAGTACGACCCTAAACAAAACGAAAAAATACCGGGGATTAATTTCAACAGTAAGAGAGTTCAAATAATTGCGGCTTTTGAGGAAGCGGTTAGACATAATTTTATTATTCATAGTAATCGTCTATTAAACGAGATGAATACTTTTGTTTATATTAGTGGTAGACCTGACCATCAAAAGGGTCAACACGATGACTTACTTATGTCAATCGCGATGGCAATTTATGTTGGTGAATCTTCATTTAGTCAATTAGGAAAGGTTACAGAACATACAAAAGCAATGTTGGAATCTTGGACAGTTAATGTCGATGAGGCTCCGGCTAAGTCAATCGCATTCAATCCAGGATCACCTAATATACAACAAAGATATCAAGACCAAAGACAACAAGGTCCGTCTAGACAGGATTATATTGATTACGGATGGTTATTTGGTAATAGAAGGTGATATTTATCAAAATATCCAAAATACTAGTGTTTAACTATTTATGGATGTAGTTAAATTTATTATATGGAAAATAACAATAATCAAAATTTGACCGTTTGGCAAAGATTAACCCAAGCCTTCGGTCCTTACTCATTATTAGGTCAAGATTATCCGACCTACAAATACGATAAGACAGAATTACTAAAAACAAATAGTAAACAACAATACGAGAAGGAAAAACTCCAAGCTCAACAAACATTCTACTTATCCAATCAATGGACTAAGATTGAGAATAATTTATATACCCAAGCAACTTATTACGAACCAACAAGATTAGCATCATTCTATGATTTTGAATCTATGGAGTATACCCCCGAAATATCCGCAGCGTTAGATATCTATGGTGAGGAATCTACCACGGTTGACCAAAATGGTAATATGTTACAGATTTATTCTGAATCACAAAGAATAAAATCAATACTATCGGATTTGTTTAATAACAATTTGGATATTAACACAAACTTACCAATGTGGACAAGAAATGCTTGTAAATATGGTGATAATTTTGTTTATCTAAAATTGGACACTGAAAGAGGTGTTGTTGGTTGTATGCAGTTACCGAACATTGAGATTGAAAGATTGGAGATGGGTATGGCGTCAAAAACTACCAATACCGAACAAGACCCAAGAAATACAGGATTGAGATTTAAATGGAAAGCCAAGGATATGGAATTCAATTCTTGGGAGATTGCTCACTTTAGATTATTGGGGGATGATAGAAAGTTACCTTACGGTACGTCTATGTTGGAAAAGGCGAGAAGAATTTGGAAACAATTATTGTTATCTGAGGATGCGATGTTAATTTACAGAACATCAAGAGCACCTGAAAGAAGAATGTTTAAGATATTCGTAGGTAATATGGACGATAAGGATGTGGAACCGTATGTTCAGCGTATGGCAAACAAGTTCAAGCGTTCTCAAGTTGTGGATAATAACACAGGTAATGTTGATATGAGATTTAACCAAATGGCGGTTGACCAAGATTACTTCATACCTGTTAGAGATGCCGCCGCCCCTGACCCAATTACAACACTACCCGGAGCAACTAACTTATCGGAAATTGCCGATATTGAATATATCCAAAAGAAATTACTTACCGCATTGAGAGTTCCTAAAGCCTTTTTAGGTTTTGAGGAGGTTGTTGGTGACGGAAAGAATTTATCTTTACAGGATATTCGTTTTGCGAGAACTATTAATCGTATTCAAAAGAGTATGTTGGCTGAGATGAATAAAATCGCCATCATACATTTATTTCTTTTGGGTTTTGAAGATGAATTATCTAATTTTACATTATCATTAACTAATCCATCCACACAAGCCGATCTATTAAAGGTTGATGTGTGGAAAGAAAAGATTCTATTATATAAAGATGCGGTTGCTGGTATTGAAGGTATTGCTCCTGTGTCACAATCTTGGGCTAAGAAACATATCTTAGGATTCTCTGACGAAGAGATTAGATTGGATTTACAACAACAAAGAATTGAGAAAGCGGTTGCCGCTGAACTTACAAATACACCAACAATTATTGTTCACACGGGCATATTTGATAATATTGATAAATTATACGGACAACAAACAGGAACAACCGCAGCATCTGCTGCAGTTCCACCACCACCTCCTGGCGGAGATATGGGAGGAATGGAACCACCACCAATGGGTGGAGAGGAAGGTGGAGGTATCGCACCGCCACCTCCAGGACCAACTCCGGGTGGAGAAGCGGGGGTAACACCTGAATCTTCAAATAGGGATAATGTGAATATATTATTAGAAAATAGTAGTTTGGTGTCTGAAAGCGAATATATAAATTTATCCAGAGCTAAAAATTCTTTAGGTGAAATGGAGGATGAATTGAACAGATTGTTAAAAGATTGATATTTATATAAAAACATTTAAAGAGATGGTAAAATTTGGTATACTAAAAACGAAAATTGAAGCTCTATTATTAGAGTCATATAGTAATAACACATTTAAGAATGAAATAAAAACATTCAATAAATTGGTTCTTGGTAATAAAAATATTTCTAAGTTATTTTATCTATATGATGAACTAAACTCTAATAAGGGTTTAAGTGAGAGTATTGCTAAAGAATTCGTATTTGAATCCATTACACTATACGAAAACTTGATTAATAAAGTCCAAAATAAGGACATTAAATTAATTATGGATTGGGTATCTAAAACAAAGGCAAGTAACCAATACGAACATATTGATAATTTATTGGGTAGATCAGATGATGTTTTAAATTTAGAGAATAAAATTAAAAACAAAAAAATAATTGTAGAAAATTTACAAAAAGAACCTTATTGTGAAAATAATACAAATATTAATATACCAATAAATTCAATGTTAAACATCGCAAATAAGTCATATTCAGAGTATATTAGTAACCTTACCGAATCGGAGCAAAAAGAGGTTATAGGTCTATTAAAAATGGATGAATCAACATTAGAAAGGACATTTAACGAGTTGAGAGATGATGCTATTGTTAAACTAACATTATTAACGGTAAATGAGGGTGATGAGTCGGTTAGAAATACCATTAATGAAACAATAGATAATATTAAAATCAAAACTCCAGATAGGTTAGAATTAGTTAAATTGCGTTCATTAATTGATAAACTTTAATTTTTTGACAAAATAATAATATTAACCTATAATTCCTAAAACAATAAACATATCAATTATGGAATTATGAAGAAGGGTAAAACCTCAAAATTAGTCGGTTACAAATCATCAAAAATTAATTACGGGACAGTAGATTCAAAACATCTTAAATCACTTTACATTAATATACAATCTTGGGTTGAGCCGAACGACGATTACGAAAATTGGACAAGAATTGTCCTAAATATGTCAAGAGCCGTAAAACACGCAATCTACGAGACAATCAACAGGGAGATATTCGATGAGAATTTTATAGTTGATTTAGATTTAAGAACAAGTGGAATACAATACAAAAAAAGGTCTTTTATGAATTTAGAAATAAATTTATTCTTAATGAACGAAATTGATTTCAAATCACCCGAACTTAAAAAATCCATTAAAGATATAGTTAACTCAATACACAATGATGTGTTCAAAGGTAATGAATATTTTAAATTTCACGTTAGTAAAAAAGACAAATCTGTATTAGTTGAGGCATAAATATAAAGTTCGCGGTATTTATTGTTAAAATAACATATGAGCGAATATAGAATTTTAAAAGGTAACGAATCAGGTAAGAAAGGTATTCTTATTGAGGATGACGCAGGATATGTATCACCAAGAGAGTTCGGCAACCAAGATATATTAAAAGAATCAAAAGGTTTTCTTGATCATAGTAAACCTTTTGAGTTCTACGCCGTACTACAAAAATACGACACACCAAACAGAAATGGTAGATCATACCCCGAAAAAATATTAAAAAGAGAAGCTGAGAATTATAAAAAATTAATTCAAAAAGGAACATCTTTATCAGAGTTAAATCACCCCGAATCTTCTTTAATAGATTTAGACAGAGTTTCCCACATTATTACTGAAGTATGGTGGGAGGGTAATGTCTTAATGGGTAAATTAAAACTATTAACCACACCAGGATTCCACGAAAGGGGTGTTTGTTCATCTAAGGGTGACTTAGCTGCAAATTACCTTAGACAAGGCGTTACATTAGGTATATCTTCAAGAGGAGTCGGTTCACTTAAAAAAGTTGGTGAACAAAATGAAGTTCAGGATGATTTTGAATTAATTTGTTTTGACTTAGTATCATCACCATCAACACCGGGAGCATATCTATTCTCAAATCCTGACGATAGAATGAAGTATGATGAGAACTTAGAGGAAGAGAAAAAAATGTCAGTTGAAAGACAAGTTGGTGAAACAGGAAATAAGTCATTAGATTTAATGAGAAAATTGTCCGATTATTTGGGTGGATGATTGTTATTAATGTCGATAGAACTTGACAAATTATAATTTAATAACGACATTTATAAAAAAATAAAAATAATTATGGACGAGAAATATTTTGTGGCTAAAATCACTTATGAAATGCCTGACGAACAAACCGGTAAGGTTAAAAAAGTTAGAGAAGAAAAATTGATTAATGGGTATAACCCAACAGATGTTGAGGCTAAGGTAACTAAACGTTATGAAACATTCACGTTTGATTGGCGAATCACCTCAATATCAGAAAGTAAAATTGATGAGGTTATTGATTAATATTTAATGAACTATTTTAAAAAGGGGAACTAACGTTCCCCTTTTTTTTTGTTTTTTTTTACGATTTAACTATAATAAACGAATTTTTACTGAAATGGTAATATTTATATAGAAAAATTAGCACTAATGGCAAAAGAAAAATCTTTAGTTGAAGACGCTCTTCTACAAATGAGAAATTTGGAAGAGGCAGTTTCACAAAACGCAAAAGGAATACTTGCATCTACAATGAAGCAAGAAATCAAAGAATTAGTAAAAGAATCTATCGTATCTGAACAAGATGACGAGGAGATTGACACAGAAGTTGACATGGATATGGATTCTGATGAAGAAGAGATGGATATGGATATGGATTCCGATGAGGATGAAATGGAAATGGACATTGACTCTGACGAGGATGAAATGGAAATGGATACTGATATGGATATGGATATGGGAGATGACGAAGTTATCGATCTATCAGATGAAGACAGTATCTCAGATGAAGAACTATTAAAGGTTTTCATGGCGATGGGAGAAAAAGACGGTATTATCGTTAAAAAAGACGATGACCAAATTCATCTAACAGACGAAAACAAAGATTCTGAATATCTAATCCAAATGGGTGAGTCCGAAGAAGAAGAGTATGAAATGTACGAATCTGATGAGGAAGAAATGGAAGAATCTTACGAAGAAATGGATGAATCTGATGATGACGACATCGACAGTATTATATCAAAAGTTTTTGACGAAGGTGAAACAGTTGACGTGGACGATGAAGAAGTTGTCTATGAAATTGAAATGGATTCTGACGAAGAAGAAATGTCTGAACAAGAAGACGAAGAAAATATGTTTGGAGAAGAAGACGAAGAAGAAATGTATGAACAAGAAGATGAGGAAATGCAAAACGAATCAATGAAACCAAAAATTGGTAAGGGCGCAAAAATCGGAAAACCTTCAAAATTCTCTTACAAAACTTCTAAAGGTGGATTCAAAGAAGATATGAAAACTGGTACTAAAGGTGTCGGAATGGGTAAAGTTAAAAGTACAATTTTTAACAAACCTGTGAAGAAAGAAACCAAAGAAGGTGCTATGATGGGTAAAGGGAAACCTTCATCTATGTTTGTTTCAGGTAAATCTAAAGAAGAAACCAAAGAAGCTTCACGTACATTAGGTAACGGTTCAATGTTCAGAAAAGGCGGTCTACCAAAACCAAGAGCTCATTCCAAATCAAATATCAGTATTGAAGAACAAAGAAACATTAATCAAGTACAAATTTTAAGAGAAAAGAACGAAGAATATCGTAAGGCTCTTAATGTGTTTAGAGATAAACTTAATGAAGTTGCTATTTTTAATTCAAATTTAGCGTACGCTACGAGATTGTTCACAGAACACTCAACTTCAAAACAAGAAAAAATAAACATCTTAAGAAGATTTGACGGTGTTGAAACTATAAAAGAATCTAAGAATTTGTATAAAACAATAAAAGAAGAACTTTCAACAAAAACTAAAGGTTCAATTACAGAATCAATTGAGACTAGAATCGAAAAAACACCTGCATCAGGCTCGGCTTCTACATTGATTGAATCAAAAACGTATGAAAATCCTCAGTTCTTGAGAATGAAAGATCTGATGAGTAAAATAAACTAAACAATAAAAACTAAAATATAATGGGAGCATTATTAGAATCAGGTCTTGTTGGTAACATCGGTCTTAAGCACCTTAAGGTTATCAAAGAAGATACAATTAACAAATGGGACAAATTAGGGTTCCTAGAAGGTCTTAAAGGCCACCTAAAAGAAAACGTTGCACAACTTTATGAAAACCAAGCATCTTTCTTGATTAACGAAGCATCTTCAGAATCTTCTAACGGAGCATTCGAAACAGTTGTTTTTCCAATCGTAAGACGTGTTTTCTCTAAATTGTTGGCTAACGAAATCGTATCAGTACAAGCAATGAACTTACCAATTGGTAAATTATTCTACTTCGTACCTAAAATTCAAGGTTATAACACTGCGGACGCTAATGGAAATCCACATTTCGGTCCTGTTGGAGCACCAGATGGTCCAACACTAGCAGAATCACAAGCGGGTTATGGTGCTAACGATAAAAACCTTTATGATAGATTTTATGAAGGAAATGAACCAACTTTGGATCCTGCTGGACTTTTTGATTACTCAAAAGGTGCTTATACGGCAATTACAACAACAAATGTTGTAACAGTTGCTTGGTCAAATGGTGTAATGATACCAACGGCTTACTCTTTAACAGGTGGTACGGTAGCGGCAACAGGTGCTGACGGAGGTCCTGTTTACAGAAAAGCAATTATCGTTATGTCAGGATTCTCAACCGCAGGTGAAGGTAAATTGATTGGACCTGACGGTATGGAAATTGATAGCGAGGCTTTCCTTTCTGATTTAAAGGTTAAAGCAGTATCTACCGGAGCATTCTCAGGAATGGGATCTGGTGACTTACTATTTAGAGTTGTTACTCAAAAATACGGTAAAGGTATTGTACAATACGGACAACAAGCTACGACAACTTGGTCATCAACAGGAAATGGTGGATCTTATTACGATATATGTGATTCAGTAGGTCTTATTTATTTAGAAGTTGACTTACAAGTTCCTTGTGCTCTTGGTACGGCTTCTTTAGATGGTTACTCAGGTTTAACTTTAAATATCTCTGGTGATGCATCAAATGGAACTCAATTTACTTGTTCTTTCAGAAGATATAAGTCATTGGAATTCGAAGACCAAATTGGTGAGGTTTCTTTCGACCTTCAATCCGTTACTGTATCTGTTACTGAAAGAAAACTAAGAGCACAATGGTCTCCTGAGTTAGCTCAAGACGTTGCGGCTTTCCATAACATCGACGCTGAGGCTGAATTGACGGCATTGTTGTCAGAACAAGTAGCTGCTGAGATTGACCGTGAAATTTTACGTGACTTACGTAAAGGAGCGGCTTGGAATCTACGTTGGGATTACAACGGATGGAAGAGAGGAACATCATCTAATCCATTAACTCAATACACTCAAAAAGATTGGAATCAGACTTTGATTACCGCAATTAACCAATTGTCGGCTCAAATTCACAAGTCAACTCTTCGTGGTGGTGCTAATTGGATCGTAGTTTCTTCTGAAGTTTCTGCAATTTTTGATGACTTGGAATACTTCCACGTATCAAATGCTTCACCTGAGCAAGATCAGTACAACATGGGTATTGAAAGAGTAGGTACATTAGCTGGTCGTTACCAAGTATTCCGTGACCCTTACTTCCCTGCTAACCAAGTGTTAGTTGGTCACAAAGGTACATCGTTACTTGACACAGGTTACATCTACGCACCGTACGTACCTCTACAATTAACACCAACTATGTACAATCCGTTCAATTTTACACCTATCAAAGGTATTATGACACGTTACGCTAAGAAAATGGTTAATAACCGTTTCTACGGACGTATCACAGTTGATGGTGTTAGAACGTTTGATTTGAGAGAATTGAGATAATCAATTATCTATGTAATATTGAAAAGGGACAAGAAATTGTCCCTTTTTTTATGCCCCTTCTTTTGGTAATTCTTCCGTTTTAGACAATACCCTTATTGATTTAGATATGATTTCAACCTCAGCAAAACTATATACCCCCCTCTGATAAGCGTGTCTAACGGCTTCCACTAAGTAATAATTGGCATGTTCCTTATCCATAACACCCAAAATTAAATCTATATGTTCTTCTGAGTGTAGTTCTATACTACCGAATAAAACTGCGTATGGATTATTTTCTTGCATAAACTTTTGATTTTATAAACATCATTATTTCTTGTTCAATATTATCAATCAATTCGTAATTATCCAAAACTATTTTAGAAAATTCTTCTGTTAACTCAGGAGTCCATTTAAAATGTTCGTAAATCATAACAATTCGTTTTTTAAGATATTTATATAAAAATAGAAATAACAAATCATTAAGTCAAATGAGTAACAATAAATTAAACGAGGCTACAGTTACATCTTCATCGTCAGGTAAATACCAAGCACCATTATCGCCAGGTATTAGGGAATTTGATAAGCAAGAAATGCAACCTTTCTATATACCAACCTCTAAATACGATGACTCCGAATTGGCTTATGATAGTTATGACGGTAAGATGTCAACACCAAAAAATAAAATAAAGAAAATGGAAACAAACGCAAGAAAAATATCTAAATATATTAAGGACCATCCAAGTGATTCTGATGATGATGGTAATAACTTAAATAGTGGTAATGGTCCAATTAAACCATTGGGTGAATCAACAGAGAACGAAAACATCAGGGATGTAATAAAGAATGTTTTAAGGGAGGATTTGGGTGTTTGGTTCGGTACTAAGAAAAAACCTAAAGGTAGTAAACAACCGGGAGGTCCTTGGGTTAATATATGTAGAAAAAAAGAAGGTGGGGGTCATCCTCCTTGTGGTAGACCTGAGGCTTCAGATAAGGGATATCCAAAATGTAGAGCCGCAGGTGTTGCCTCAAAAATGACTGACTCACAAAAGAAAAGTGCTTGTCAACAAAAAAGAACTGCCGAGAAATCACACTCTAAGTCAGGAACGGGAAACAAACCAAAAATGACTCATTATAAACCAAAAAAAAATACCTCCAAAAATGAAGGTATTGATAAATTGGTTAAAAAAATTATAAAAGAAATTAGAACTTATTAAGAATATCATTAAGTGAGTGACTAATCTGTCCATTGATTACAACCTCGTAGGACTTCCTACGACGTTCTATCTCGTGATTAAACAAGTAAACTACCCTTTCCCAAGTTCTAGCGTCTAATATAATAGAATAATGATATACGTGATTGGTTACGAACGCCTGTTGGCTCTGTAATGTTAGGTATATACCCAATCTCTCATTCTTAACCACACGTTTATCACTTATGGGTGATAGTATTAATTCAGAATCATTCTGATTAATTAATTTACGACAAATGTGAAAACAAGTTGTTTGGAACTCCTTAATTTCGGGGTCTAAACCTTGGTCTAATGGACGACGTTTTATCCATTTATAATAACGAAAAGTAATTCTATTAATTTTGTGTTTTACGAATTGGTAGGGTGTCATATATCCGATTTTGGTTTTACAAAGATAATGACTTTTTTTGGATTAACAATAAGGTGGGGAACATCTTTTTTTACCGTCTAAACCTTTCATTTTACCCTGACACACTTGAACCGCGAACCCATTTCCGTATGCTGAGGGGTAAACCTTAAATTTTGATTTAGCCGCCGCCTTACCCCTCGCACATAATTTAGTTCCGGCCTTTTTTCTACCCTCCTCAATTACATCATCAAAAGAACTATTATCCATATGTTGTTCATCACCACCTTTGATTTCATTCATCATAAAATCAAAAACTTGATCCATATTGTTTTTGGATTCGGCAATATGGTCTTGTGCCCAATCGTGACCATTATCCAATATTTCTTCTATCATCCCCCTATCTTGTTCTAATAGAAATTCACATTGTCTTTTCATCTGTTCTAAGTTTGAAAAGAACATATATCTATCACCACGTTCTTCGTGTGATTCGTTTAATACTCGTTTTATCAAATGAGTAATATCTGCTTCGGTTAATCTAATTACTTTTTTCATTTTTATACTTTTTTTAATTTTAAATCAGGCTCAATAAAACTACCACTATCAATTACGCTTGGTGATCCCGTATCCACGAAATTTATAACTTTTTTAATTATATCGGAATCAACATCCTTAGACATTTTACCACCTGTTATTGTATAACCATTACCGGTAGGTGTTATGTTTTTAATATTCATATCACCTAATTTAGTGTATAATCTAATTTTTTGTAATTTATTCTGACTATTAGCGATTGATATTGTTCCATCAGGGTTAATGGTAAAGTTCCTTCCTAATAAAGTATTTGTGGAGGTGTTAGATTCTTCTATGACTCTTTGAACAATCATTCTTAAATCTGATTCGGTTAATCTAATTACTTTTTTCATAATAATATAAATACCTTATAAAACAAAAAACCCCTCTTTTGGAGGGGGGTTTTATTATTTATTTTTTGAACATTTTATGTAGTGTCGTATTTTGTTTGGATATTACCTTTATATAGTATATACCATTTGGTAAATCCTTGGTTTCTATTTTACCTGTAACGCCTTTTATTGATTTTACTATCTTACCTACATAGTCATAAATTTCCACATTAGATAATTCTGTCTTATTAATTAAAACCTCTTCGTTAAAAGGATTGGGTGATAATGAAACATCAATTTCGTCATTAGACGTGATAACATCATCAAACTCAACTCTACTTTGATTATTACAATAATGTAGTGACATTACACCATCAACATCATATCCATCAGCACTTGATGAGAATTGAGTGAATGGACTTCTATCACTTATTCTGATGTATTGGAAGCATTTAACATATTCCATCTCAATATACGAATCCATACATACCTCACCTAATAAAGTCCAATAATCACCGTCCATAGACACTTCAATTAACGCTTTTTCAGGGTAATTAGAACATAATGGATTACCATAACTTGTTTCAGTAATTTTGATATCATCACCTTCTTCATTAAAGACAACGAAATCAAACTTTAAAACTAATTGACCACCGAAACCTAATGATACGAAATTAATTACTTCAGTTCCTTGTGGGATACCTAAAGCGTTTAATGGGTTAGTTCTTGCCGTGGTAATCGGAGTTCCATTTTTTCTTAGTCCTGGTGTGTAGGACATTACTTTCTGAGCAGATCCACCAATCAATGTTGTTGGTGTTGGATTGTTTTCTTTCTGAATTCCCTCAACACCATCAATATCATATCCGTCACAAACTCCCAACGATTCAAAATTACCATGAGGGGAAACATCAATAATTTTAATGTATTGAACCCAATTCATTTCACCCAAATCAAATTGTTCGTCTTGACAAGCTTCACCAACATAATACCAATTACAATTGTCTTGGGATACAAAAACCTGAACTTTCTCAGGGTATCTTTTACAATTAGGATTGTTAAATGTTGTTTCATACAAGATAATGTCATTACCTTCAATGTTCTTTACCGGACTTGAGAATTTAAGGACAATTTCTCCACCGAAACCTAAAGAAACGTAATTAGCGTTTTCCTCACTTGTTGGTGTGTCGGAAGATTGAGCCTGACCGATGGCTCGTAATGGGTTAGAGCGTAAGGAACTAACGACTTGACCATCGTTGTTTAGTCCTTGATTGAATGATACAATCTCATCAACCCATATGGATTGAGCAATAGAGATTTGACACAAAATTCCCGCGAAAAGTGTTAGGAGTGTTTTCATAGTTGTTTTTTTTTAATAAATATTAATAGTTAATTTTTGATTAATCAAATGTAAGATATGAATTAATATTAGTAACCTTTAAATTTATTTTTTATTTACAATCTGAAACTTGATTTGTTTTTTGTATGTGTTGATTTCTCCCGTTACATCTAATTTTAAATCAATGTAATATTCATTCGGTATTTTATCTCTTGTGTCAAAGATAAAGTAATATTCATTTGGTGCTTTATTTATTTGTGTCCAATCCTGAACTTGAACTTCAGTTTGACCCTCCTTAACATATATTCGGTAATATGCCTTTATTTTTTCTAGTGGTTGGTTTGATGTGTATTGTTTTTTAATGACAACACCAACTTTACGTAAATCCGTATTTAATATTTTCTCATCTTGTTTTATCCCATAATAATCAAAACCATATAAAGCAGGTTCCTTAGTTGTTGTTCCTATCGTTAACGCTTTTGAATATGGTTGTATGACCAACTCATTTTCAATGTCGGGTAATTGAATCCCATTTAAAAATAAATCACCCCACACATCAGTAAAGGTACAAGGTGACTTATACCCCAATAATGCGGGTATTGTTACTTCGTATATTCCTTTAGTTTTTCTACATGTTGTAATAGCGGATAAAGATGGTATTAGGTCACCATTATTATCTAATAGTGATACAATTGGGTTGGAATCCAAATTAACTGGGTTACCATCTTCATATAGATACAAATATAATTTATTTGGTCTTCCTAAACTAAACAAATCCCTATCATCGGTAATTAAATCATTATAATTTGTTAATAGGTATGGTTCATAAAATGTTTGAGTATGACGAGTAAAGAAACCAACGGAAAAATACTGAGTTATCCCCGTAAATAATTCTATATTTGGTTTATAGGCAATACCCCATCCAGTAACACCTGTTATTGCACCATTTAAAATACCATTAATTTCATCGGTCATATCAAAAGATATATTCTCATTTCCAAATTCAAAATGTTGTTCCGCAATAATAGTAAGACCTGAATAATTTACACCTGACCCCGTTATTGAGTTTGTGTTATCATACATACCTTCTGTTGACCAAGGTAATGTTGTTTGACGATAAAACCAATTGGATGATTCTAATGAGAAGTTTTTTCTTGTAAAAACAGATTCCGTGTCATTTAACCCTATACCAAAATCGTATTCTCTACCAACACCTTCGTCCCAAGGTTGGGGATTTCCAGTTGTACCTGAAGAGAGTGGGATTCTAAATAATATTAAATCAAAAGATGACGCTCTTTTTATTTCACCTGAAAACCTAGTGGCGTTTAATAATCCCGGATCAAATGATGCGGTATTGGTCATTATTAATGTATGAGTCATAGAACTAGTACATCCTGTTTGAATAACTCCGTTACTAATCTTCTCAGTTAATAAATCTAAATTTAAGTCAAATATGAATCTACTATATATTGTACTTGGGTTTTCGGTATTAATGTAGCCAAAGAAAAGTTCTGTTATAGGCGCCTGACCCGTATTACTATATGTGTTATATAGTATAGTGTTGTTTCTACTGAAATATGAGTTATTTATTGACATTTTTCTGTTTTACAATAAATATCAATAAAGTTGGATAATTAATTTATTCTTACGTTTTGGTTTAGAACCGTATTTGGAGCATCCAACATCTTTTGTAATATATCCGCAGATAATGTACCATCCAATGCCGTTGGGACTGGAGCTAAACCGTGATATGGATGTACGTGAGCGGTTAAGAATTTAACAATCAAAGTTATCATATCCATTAATTTATCACCCCTAACCATTGGGTCAGTTTGATTTTCCATATCAACTAATTTTGGTTGTGATATACCATAAATTGTATTCTTTAAATCTATTTTCTTTTGACCTATTTGTGAATCTTGAGAAATTAAGTATATTTTTTGAGCCCCCAATACTCCATAAGTAACACTTTCATTATTAACTTTAAATGGGGTGT